CAAGTCAATATTACTTTCTACGGTGAAGAATCTGCAGTTAGTGGCTGGCCAACAAGTGGTGTTGCTTATCAGGATATTTTCACAGACGATAACTTCTTTGGTGATTTCCCAGGTCCATGGAAAAACGGAACTTCTGGTTATGGTTATGTAGACGCACAGCGTATGGAAATCATGGACTGGGACGATCCAGATATTAAGAAGACTTACTACGTTGATAGCGATAATTTCGCAAGTGGTACATCTGGTGTTTCTGGTATCAAATATACAGAATTTTTCAGCGTTGACCCAAGCTATGCAATTATCGGTAATCATCCGAAAATGGATTTCGATGGTAAGGCTGGTGCTGATGCATTATTCTGCTCTGCAGTTTCTGAAATGTACATGAGTCCAGTTACTGCAAAATTACCAGAATATGGTAATGATGATATTGATAAGCGTTCACCAAGAGACGTTATTATCGATATGCTTGACGCTTATAGCTGTAACGATATTTCTGATATTAACGAATACTTCTACCTCAAGTATTACGATGCAACAACCAAGTCCATTGTTGAAAAGATTATTAAGGAAGATGCATTTGACTGCTTCAATCCTAAGGGTAAGTATTTCGACAAGCATGTTGAAAAGTATTTGTTCTGGCTTTATGCTGGTAAGGGCGAAAACAAGCTCACAAAGGCTCCAGTCTACATTGCTGACGAACCAGAATTGGTAAGCTTACCAATCGATAACACCTACGTTTACACCGATGGTGAAACTGGTGAAAAGATTATCAGAAATAACATTGTTGCTAACCCATCTTCTTATATCTTCAACTCTGTTGATAAGACTTATGCAGATGGTTATACTGTTAGAACTGAAGCTGATGATGAACCAGGTAATGGTGACATTGAACAGTATAAGTCTGTCTTCGATGATCAGCTTGTTATTGCTTCTATTGGTCCTGGTAAGTATGGTGATGATATTGGTATTTCCATCATCACAACTGAATGTTCTGAAATTCCAGCATTAAATCACCAGAATGCATTTAACTGGAAATACAGATATGACGACGAAGACCGCGTTAACGACGATACAACTCCATATAATGAAAACGAAATGGATTTAACTTGGAAGAAGGTTTTCAGAATTAACGTTTACATCAAGTCTAAGACACAGACCGCAGAAGCTGCTTGGGGCTTTGGTATGGATGCTCTCCTCAAGGATCCTGCAGAATCTTGGTATGTTTCTACTGACCCGTATGCAAAGGACGGTGAAGGCAACAGTCTTTACGCTCCGACTGTAATTAATGGTCATTCTGATTATATCTACGTTTCTCGTGCTTCTGTTACTGATGCTGTTAACGGTGTTGGTAAGTATACACAACCTGCCCAGACATTCGCAATTTATGGTTTAACTGGTGGTAAGAATTCTGAAAAGAATAATATCGCAGAAAAGACCGCAGCATTATCGCTCTATTCTGATAGACGTCGTGCACCATTCGATATTCTCTTCAACGTCGATGCAATCGATACCTTCAATGGTCGTCAGCGTTACAACGCTCACCAGAGAAAGATTGCTCAGATTGCTGCAGCAAGAACTATGGATATTGGTGTTGTTCAGGTTACATCTAAGTCTGCAAAGACTGCTAAGGCTATGTTATCTGAATCTAAGATGTTCAACTTCAACAAGGGTGATTATGTAGCTGAATACGGTGGTTACGATAAGTATTACAACGGCACACTTGCTTCTTGGATTTACTTACCTAAGTCTGTTGCTGGTGCTTGTGCTATGGCTTACTGTGACACATTCTCTTATTCTTGGATGGCACCTGCTGGTGTTGCTCGTGGAACAATCAACTATACCAACGGTCAGTTGCTCAAGTTGACAGACGACGAAATCGGTCAGCTCTATGACAACAATGTTAACACAACACGTGACTGTGGTAACTATGGTGTTGTTCTCTGGGGTCAGAAGACTGCTCTCAAGAAGAACAGCTTGCTCAACAGAATCAACGTCCGTCGTTGCTTGAACTTTATCGAAAAGCGTCTTGAAAACATGATGACTCCTTACCTCTTCATGCAGAACAGTGTTAACACTCGTGCTTCTGCAAGAAACGACATTGACTCCTTCTTACAGAGAGTTAAGGCCGCAGAAGGTATTGACCGTTATCAGGTTAGCGTTACTCAAGACCCAGAAGATCCGACAATCATGAATGTTAATATCATTGTCTACCCGACAAGCGCTATCGAATTCATCGATGTTAAGATTATTATTAACCGCTCTACAGTCACCGTTACTGAAGAATAAGTTAATAAAATATAGAATTAAAGACACCAGTTTCTGGTGTCTTTTTTATTATATCCTTTTAAAACTATAAATAACAAAAGAGGAAATCATGGATTTTATCATATCTGAAAACAGCACAGATGCACGTTATTTTTTAACTGTTGAATTTACAGAACCGATTTTACCATTTTTGATGAATGGAACATTTAATATATCGATTAAAGATATGTTAATGATGACTACAATAAACATCGCAAGTCTGGATGTTTTACAGAATCAATATGGTTTGACAGTTCCATACAGAACATCTATTGAAGACCAATTAAGTAATTCATTAATTAAAAATAAAGGTATTGTAATAACAATTCCAAATGAAAAAACATTGTCTTTTACAATAATTCCTCGTTGTATAGAAATAAACACCAATAAGATTATTGGTTTTTATGATTCCATGATAAATATCCATGCAGAATTAAATGGTACAGAAGTAGATGTAAATACTACTGCAAAATTATATCCAAGATTAGTAAGATCTGATACTTTAGATAAATATGCACCTGAGTCAGATCCAGTATTACCATCTGATGTAGATAGATGTTGTTATACATATCCGGATATTTATCAGGATAGTACAAAGAAAATTACGCATAATGTTGTTTATAATACAGATTCTGAATTTTATGCTAATTCAACGACTTCTGCAAATACTCCAGAAGGTGAAGTTCCATCTTATGTTAGTAAGTTAAGTGCATATTTTACAGCAGAAGAAGCTGATGGTTTTATTCCAGATTGGAAGAATGTTGTTTCTTGGTTATATAATGATAGAAATAAATCTCATATTGATGTTGACTGGGAGTGTTTAGATGAAGTACCAACTGTCTATAATACACATGTTGTAGGTAATTCACCTGATGTTGAAATTCAACAAGATTATTGGTTAACAGTTTCTGCATATCAGATTAATCAATATGTTTTTGCTAAAAATTTACCACCAAATAGATATGAAAATAAGTTATTCTTTGGATTGAGTGCAGAGCATATTGATATTTATCCACCACTTGAGCCAGTTCATGAACTTTATATGCCAGATACTCTTACAATTACACCTGTAAATCCAACATATGTATTTACTGGCGATACTCATACAGAATATCCATGTCCAAATAGATTATTAGAAATTAATAATTATAGTTTCCCACTTATTGAACAAATGGGCATTGAATATTTTGAAATAAATTTAGATCCAAATAATAATGGACATAATGCTTTCTTATATGATGGTACTTATGATAATACTATCAGATGTAAGTTAGATGTTCAATATTTTGATAAAAATAATAATAAAGTTCCATTTTATCCAGCAGAACAGTCTTATCCAGAATATACAGATGACATATCTATCACTGGTTCGACTATAATAATTTCTGAAATAAAAGATATACAAAAAATAATGTTAAATAATGCAATGGTTGATCATGCTGTTGTATCTGCTACTATCGATGATATTGAAATTGATGATGACTTATTTGAAATTGATGAAGAAACAGGTAAGCAGAAAATTGAACAAGAACCATATTGGATAAATGCAGAATATGCATCAAATTTAAATAATTGGTGGAAAATAAATTCTGTTCAAACAATTTGGAATAAGTATGAATATCCAGAGCCGATTATTGAATATCGTGAACCTGCACAAGTTACTATGTCGATTCTTCCACAATATGCTTCTGTTAATAATCCAACTTGGAAGACTTCGCCAAATCGTATTTTGATGGTAAATGCAAATAAGCCAAATGATATAGAATATGGTAGAGAATATCTTACTGTTTCTGTTAATCCAAATAATTTAAATGAATTCTTAACTAGTGCAGGTGATTATTTAAAGATTAGTTATTATCTTGATTATCCAGATACTCAGCGTGGTGAAAGTGAAGATATATCTGCATTCTTTAATACTGAACCAGTTACTGATATTCAAACAATTTCACTCCCATTAAATGATGGAACTGAATTAACTGCAAATATTAATTTATCTGGTGAATATGATGAAGATGCTACTATTACTATAGAGGCAGAAGTTGTATTAAATGATCCTAATGGAACAAGAGCACAAGAAATAAAGGATCAATATCATATTGACTTGTCATTAGTTCCAGATTGGAATAAGACTCCAACATATAATTTCAATTGGACTAGAAGATATACGGAACCATTTATTCCAGATCCATGGATTGAATTTGACAAGTATGTTATTTTTACACAGTCTGAATTAGATATTGATAATTCTTATATTGGTATTAAGTCTATTACAGCACCATGTGTTAAGGTAAATAATAATGCAATAGTTGAATCTGAAT